TGGGTTTCTTTGGTGTTCTCTTCTTTCTATCCATCTTGACTTCTGTATATTCACAAAGATCTCTGATCCAAGACTTGAACATGATGTTATCTTCAGTCACACAGATAAGATAGTTGGTCCCTCTACGGATTACTTTGCCAACTAAACCAGTGTTGAGATTTTCTACCAGTTGATCAACTTTAAAGATTTTACCAGTGACATAGTTCTCTCTCAGATTTTTCCAATCAAACTTAGGAGCAATCTCCCACAGATTCCAACCCTCAGAAACATTCATTTTCTTTCTGATGGTGCTCATCATTCTCTTAGCAGTCTTATCATCAATGTTGTCAGGCAAACCCTTTCTGAATTCTGCAAGGTCACCATCTGCTGCTGCTTTTCTCATCTTGGATGCCGACATTCCTTCCACACCCTCAGAGTCGGGATCTCTTTCTCCAGCAGATACAGTGGCAACATCACTAAAGTCATAAAGTTTGCCGTTGTAGTCTCCAGAGAGTTTTTCGAACTCCTTGACTCTATCACCGCCAACCACAATTTTAACACTCGAATATCCATCTTGATGTGCCTGCTTCAAAACGTCAAAGATAGTCTTAGCATTAGGATCATTTACAATGCTCCCAGCATGGTCTGGGAACATCTGCTTCATAACATCAACCTTCTCATCAGGATCGTATGGATTCTTCTTGGCATCTTGAGATCTGGAAGGATAGATCTTTAGTGCTCCTTTACCTGCTGCCTTCTGTGCAGCATCAAGTAGTTTCTGGTGACCGATTGTTGGTGGATTGAATCTACCAAAAGTTACAGTCAGTGGTCCTAGGTCTTCTTTAGGTGACCCATCTGCTGTAGTAGGAGGTGCCATTCTCCTTGGGGTGCCATCGGAGAATGTGCCAAATTGACCTTTTTCTTGTGCTTCTAAATCTGCTTCATCTTCTTTTTCTGCTGCCGCTGTAGTTACCTCTGGTTCCTGTTGCTGTTGAGGTTGCTGCTGCGATTCAGGTTCTTGAATTTCTTTTGCTTGTTTTTTGGTAAGCATTTCAAGTCTTCCTGCTACCGTTCTGGCAACAAGATTTCCTTTTTTATCATACCAATTACCATGACCATCATTGGTCAATTGCATACGTTCTGCTTGAAGTGCTGCTTGAGACTTAGAAACTTCAGCAAGAAAACCCAGGAAAGACTTCATTTGTATATGTTAATGCTATTCCAGTTGAACTATTTAGGTTATTACTCTAACTTGAGATATGGTGCAGAGAAGGATGCCTGCGAACTTGCATACAGATAGAGATCTTGAGTCACTGCATCTGCCACATCTTTCTTGGCATTCTCCATGGTCAGAAGCATTTTCAAAACAAGATACTTAGAGTATCTGTATTTGTTGCTCTTGCCCATGATGGTCTTCACAGCAGCTTCCTCTTCGTCTCCCTTTATCATACCATACTCTACCATCATTTTGGCAATATCCTGAGCATGTTTTTCACTATTCTGTTTGGCAAGAGTTGCTGATTCTTGAGACGTAGGCAGTTCTTTTAACCCATGTCTTCTCAACACATAGTTGATTGGACCCAGTGATACCTTACCTTGGTTAGCAGAAGCACCTTTGATCTCCCCCTGCCAACCAGTCAGCGATGTCTCACCACCAAAACTTCTGAACTGAATTTTCTCAGTGGTGGCATTGCCCCATCTAACATACCCATCCATAGATTCAAAAGTTGAAGAAGTTCCCCCATATGCAGCAGTGCTCATCTTCTTGTCTGTAGGGAAATTCTTCTGAGACATCTTGGCATTTCTACCTTCAATCTTCTTCAGAGACACTCCAATCAACTTATTCTCTTTAAGAAGTTCAAACATTTTTTCATTGAGACCTTTCAGTGTTGTTTCTTTATCCAAGACTGAAGGATCAAAACCTTTCTCGATAATGTAAATGTCAGCAGGGCTCCATTTGTTAATATCACCAAATGCTCTCTCTACTCTATTAATTTTTTTGAATGTATTTTCTACAATATCTACTTTCTTTGAACCTCTGTGATACTCAAATTTCTTATCACTATATTTTCTTCTCAGTTCATTAGCGCCCATGATTGAAGAATGGATCCAATCATTAGGCAACTCATTCACCATCTTCTTAAAATCTTCATCAGTAATAGCAAGAGGTTTTGCCTTCATAAAGTTTGCTTCTGTCAAATCAGTTTGAGAAATATTTTTCCCCAAAACATTTGCCATAGCAGCATAAAGTGCTTGAGATGATTCGCCAAGTTTGGTTGCTGCAGCACCTGCACCAGAACCACCACCCTTCAGTGGTTTGTAGACAATCTTGTAGGTGATTACTGAATTACCAACCTTAACATAAACAACCGTGATTGGAAACCCAGACTCACGATCAGCAACGTTGGGTTTGTAATTAACACCTTCTTTCTTCAAGGCAGCATTTACATCCGCAGCAAGTTGTGCTCTGTCATTTGATTTGACAGTATAAACTACAGATTTACTACTTGCTCTTTTAATAGAAGTATCAAAACCTTGTAATACCTTATTAAGAGCAAGTAGTGCGTCTCCTGCCTTTGCCATTAGTCAACCTCAGAGGTCTTTGGCGATCTTCTCGATTTGCTCTTCGGTGAACTTACCAGACTCGATCAGGTTATCAAGGAACTCCCAATCAACTTCTTCTTTATTAAGACCCTTCAGAGTAGCAGCAAGTCTTGCTCTTTGACCAAGTTTGCCACCTGCCTTTTCTGCCTTCTTAAGTTTTGCTGCTGGGATCTTTTCATCTTCAGGAACACCGAGTTCTCTTTTCAGAGCACCAGGTTTCTTGATTGCACCCTTGATCCAGTTCTCTTCTTTTACTTCTTCCTTGTCACACTCGCAAGGGTCCTTGCCACACTTTTCACACTTACCCTTCTTGCCGATCGCCTTTCCAATTGCCTTACGGCGATTGTGGAGATACTTGTCCGAAGAATCTACATCACCATCATTGTCAATGTCCTCATCTTCTTTGCCTACGGGATCCATCTTCTTTTCGTAGATTCCGACGTATGCCTCTGCCCAATCTTTTCTGATTTGAGAGACTTCAAGTTCTTCTTTCTTATACTCTGGATGATCATCCAGTTTCATATCACGCTTCTTCTCAAGACGCTCCTTACGTTCTTTGGTTCCTTTTTCAGGATCTTTATCACGAATACCCTCTGCAAGGTCAGGATGCTGCGCATACAGAGGACCCTCATAGTTGCCAGCAAACTCTGGTTTCTTGGCAAGCTCAAGCAGACCATTCTTAACTCCCGCAAAGTCTGCTGCTACCAGTCTTTCGTGGAGTTTCTCGTTGCCATTTTCAGCGCTGAACTTATTGCTCCAAGACTCTTTAACTTGCTTACCCTTTCTATAGAGAGCAAATGACTCAACTGCAGTTCTTGCTGACTTCTCTTTTACTCTTCCAATGACAGCACCAAATGCTTCCAGAAGTCTTTCAATCTTACCTTGTCTACCAGGGATTTCGCTTGAAGGAAGAATAGTCTCAACAATTACCTCACACTCAGCAACTGTCTTTCCTTCAGCAAACCATACCTCAAGGACTTCCTCAACTGCTTCACACAGGTCAGATTCTGTCATCTTTGACAGATTCATTTCACTGATGGAGTCTCTGCCACTATCCAGATTCTCTTTTACTTCTTTGCTATGGACAGCACCATATGCTTCCATAAAACTACGCATTTCTGCAGACATGTCTCTAATGCATATTATTACCTGTCTTTATTTATATTCTGTAGGTATTGTCTCTCTTCCGAATAGATTGAAGAGGGATCAAGATAAATCTCAACCCCCCTCTGGACCTCTGGAATTAGCCAGACATCCACTCTAGAACAATATTTCCAATTCTCTGGCACAGTAATACAAGGCACTAGAACCATCTGGAAAAAGACTACTGTATAATTCCAGATGGTTGCCATTATTCTTCTCCCTTCTTCTTATTGAACCCAAAGGGCAAGTTGTCTTCTAGTTTCATTTTCAAAGCAACACCACCAATTGCTTCCATTACTTTCAGAACGTCCTCAGGTTTTGCGCCTTCGCCCAGTTCTTTGGCAATATACCAATACTTAGGCCAAAATTCTTCACCTGCTTTTTGGTAGTCTTCAAGAGTCAGTAGTTTCATTTTCTAGCACCTGGGTAATTGCATCATCAATGTCAGTAATCACTTCACGGATTTCAAAGACACGCTCTGGACAAGCATCGCCATTAGTGTAATCTCGTTGCGATTCAAACAGGACTTGTCGAACTGCTGCTGCAGCACGCACGGGCATAGAAATACTTACTTGGTTCATCAAACATCACCTTCTTTACGGTTTTCAGAGAAGTGCACATCAAAGGCACCTTCAGGATAACGAGACAACAGTTTTTCAACATTCATCTCAACAATCTCTTCAAGAGAAACATCAAGACCAATACAGGCTTGCATCACATACCACATGATGTCACCCAGTTCACGCTTCAGGTGGAACAGGTTATCATTGTTTACTGGTTTGCCTTGAAAGACAATCTTCTTTACAACTTCAGTGAATTCACCTGCTTCAGCAGACATACCTACAGCAGCAGTAAGCAGTCGCTCGGAGTGAAAACCTTCTTTCTCAAGTTCAAAGAGACGGGCAGTGAAATGCGAGTAATCTTTGCTTTCTTTAGAAGTGACTTCATTGACGAAGTTCTTGTATTTTTCAAAATCAACATTCTGTGTCATAGGTTCAAAGGTTGTAATTCAGATTCAGGTAAAATATTTTGAGGATTAAGTTGTTTGTCTGCTTCCATTTCTTGAGAGGAAACATTTACAACTTTAGGAGGATCTGGATAGTGTGCAATTCTGTAGTAGCACCCAGGATTCATCTGTGACATCATCACAGCATCAGATTCTAATCCACAATGACAGCGGACAGAACCGTCTTCATTGAGAACCACATAGTAGACACCATCTGTGTCTCTTACTTGGATCTCTGTATTTTCTCTAAGTTTTAGTCCCATTAGAATTTAAATCCGTCAAATGATTTCTTGGGTTTTTGTGATTCTTCATAATCATACTCTTCATCTTTCTTGTTGTCAAGAAGATCGCTCTGAGCAGACTGTTCACAATCATACAGTCTCATCTTGGCACGGTCAATACCAACAATAAATCTCTTATGAATAGTGGGATCATTATAACGATTCTTCAACTGCTTCACCATAATTTGTCCCAAGTCTTCAAGCTCATCTGTAGAAATAAGGGCAAACATAAGATCAGCAGTAGCAGGGAGACCAAAGGATTCACTAGTATCAGTAAGTTCAACATCACTGCTACCATAACCAGAGCGAGTGGTCTGCGTGGCAGAAACGATAGGGACGTTTGCCTCAACAGCCAACCCTCGAAGTTCTTCAGCAATAGCTTTGATATAAGAATATGAATTGACAGTGCTATTCCCGCGATAGCGCGAGGAAGCACATATATTAAGGTAATCGATGAAAATAATATCAGGTTTAAATGACTTCTTAAGTGCAAGTTCATTAAGAAGTGCTTTAAAGTGTCCACTGTGGGCAGATGCTGTAGGGTACTCCTTAATAATTAGGGTTCCTTGAGTTTTCTTAGCAAGATTGTTTACCTTTGTATCAAACATTTGTTTGGGAAGATCAGTAATCTCTTGAATATTTACATTCAGAAGGTTTGCGTCAATTCGTTCAGCAATCTTCTCTTCTGCCATCTCCATTGTAATGTAGAGAACGTTCCGTCCTTGGAGCAGCACGGAGCTAGCCACATGGCACATGAATAGAGACTTGCCGACGCCTGTACCAGCAAGCGCGATGTTAAGAGTCTTGTTAGGTAAACCACCTTTTGTGATTTTGTTAAAGTATTCGAGATCAAACTCGATTTTGTCTTCCTTTCGATGGTAGAGTTCATATCTTTCTTCGTAGTCTGTTAGATAATCGTGTCCAATGTGAGTGTCAAATGATACTGAAAGAGCATCTGACAAAATAGTGGGAATGCTATCCCTATTCTTTTTTTCATCATTTCCATCAGCAATATGAATTGACTCCATAAGAGCAATATAAATTGCACGATCACGACACCACTTTTCAGTTGTATCAACTAACCAATTATAGTCGGTTGGAACATCGTCCAAATAACTAATCAGTTTGGTAATTTCAGTAAAGGTTGTGTCGTTAATATCAGATCTCTTCTCTACCTCAATACAGAGAACTTCTTTCGTTGATGGTTGATTGTATTCTTGTACAAACTTGAGGATTTCTTCGAATACAATTTTTTGATTTGTATCCTCAAAATATTCTGCCTTAATGAAAGGAATTACTTTTCGAAGATATTCTTCATTATACAAAAGATTTCTTAAAATAAGAATTTCAACTTTGTCCATTATTACAACTTATTTTGTGGATTGTTCTTATGGTGTGGAAAGTCAAAGACAAAAGTTATCCTAACATTATCACCAATATTAACTGCCGAATGATTTAGTTTATTATTAAACCAGAAGAAAGTTCCTGGTTCAATAACAACTTGTTCATCACCAACAGTATACAGGTATTTCCCTTGAATGGAAAGATGGTATCTATCTTTGCTCAGATAGTAAGTTCCAAAATCAATGTGAGATCCTACTTGTTCACCAACAGGTAATCCCAAAAATGCACACCTTCTAATCTTATCAACCTTCTTAAATCTTTTTCCAAGAAGTTTAATAATCTCAGTGTGTCTTTCAAAAGCAGGTGTTTTAATACAGATTTCTGTATCACCAACATAGTCATCTTTATTTTTTATTCCACCAACAATAAGTTGAAGAACGTCTGTTGTAACAAGATACTCAGTAGGATCAAGTTGTTCTGCTTTTTCTATTTTCTTTTGTGATCCCCAGTCTTCAGGATACTCTTGAAGTTGTTTTAAAACTTTTGATACATCTATACCTGTTTCAATTATTTTTATATTGTTTAGATTATGATTTACCATAACTAAACTCTTGCTTTGCAATCTCATCAAGTTGCTGCATTACTTCTTCAGTGAAATAAACTTCTGGTTCTTTGAGAATTTGCTTAGCATAGATTTTTTTGCCGTCAATCTCATATCGTCCTGCGACATTTTTCCAGAGGCCGCCAATCTCACCGAGTTCAAGAAGACCGTAATAACGATCAAGACCACGCTCATCGTAATACAAACGTACCTCAACATCTTTGTTCTCCTTACTCAGACGCGACTTAGCAGTCTTAGCTTTGATAAGATTGCCGACAACTTCTGTTCCGTCCTTCTCTTTCTTTTTGCTGAGATAGATGATTGTACTTGCTGCATATTTGAGGCCGCTGCCTCCGCCCATTTCTTTAGTTGGTACGTAAGATCCGATAACATCGTAGGTGTGGTTGGTAACGATCATTGGAATGTTTGCTTGACCTAACTTGAGGGTGAGCATACGGAATGCACCTTTGACCAGTTGTGATTTG